ATGGTAACTCCTGGGTACAATCGTGAGGAGATTGAAAAAGACTTCCTCAGAGTTATCCGTGTAGATAACATTGACCGCATCTACCCTGGCATCCAGAAAACTGGTCCTCTTCCCAATCCAAAGATGCAGGTTGAGGAAATCAAAGCTCAAGTAAAAATGAAACAGCTTGAACTCGACAAGATGATGTTTGTTGCTGAGCTTCAAGAAGAAATGAGATTGAACCAAGCTAAGATAATTGAACTCCAAGCTAAGGCTGCCCATGAACTTGCACAAGCCAAGGGCGTTGAAGCGGGTCACCAACTTGCCGCCTTTGACGCTGCTATCGGAGCAATGAAGCAACATCAAGAGTTGTTAATCAAGAAATCTGAACTACTTCTTAAAGGACTGGAGCTAGACCAAAATGCAGAAAAAAACAAACAGCCTGACACCGGAGGAGGCAGCATGGCTCCAATGGCTGGAGCTTCCTCAAACCAAGATTCTTCGCAAAGCTCTGGAGGCGCGGCGTGAGAACTTAAAAGAACAACTAGCTGAGGGTGAGTTTGTAGAATCCCAAAGCCTTATGTTGTATGCAGCAACAGTAGCACAATGCAAGCTTTTGAAAGATATAGCTGAACTAAACTATGAACTTTTTATAACGGAGATAGAAGATGGAAAACACTAGTGGTTGGAGACCTGCTGGGAGGGCTGTGTTAGTGCTGCCTGAGGATATAGTCAAAAAGGAATCTCGTATTGCTTTACCTCAATCAGTAGCTGACCGAACAAAGCTGATGCAAGACCGTGCCTGTGTTGTGGCAGTAGGCGCCGCCGCTTGGATGGATGAGCCAGAAGCAAGAGCCCAACCTGGAGACAATGTTATCCTCGCAGCATTCTCTGGTTACATCCTCGAAGGTAAAGATGGTAAAACCTATCGTGCAGTGAATGAGAGAGATATATTCTTGGTGGAAGATAAAGGAGAACAAAATGGCTGAGGGTGAAGGATTCAATGGTAGTACGGATGATGCTGGTGGTGAATTAGATTTTGTGGCTAAGGCCTCCGAACTCGGCTGGGTGCCTCAGGAAGACTGGCATGGGAAACCCGAGCTGTGGAAACCAGCACAAGAATATGTTGAGTTTGCGGAAAGCTACCTCCCCGTTCTGAAACAGAACAATAAGGCGCTGATGCAAAAAATACATGAGCGTGATGTATCTGTTCAGTCCCTGCAACAGAAGGTTGACGAACAGAGTCGCATTCTTAAAGTGTTAGCCGAAGAATCTGCTGACACAAAAGCATCTCAAACTGAAGACCAAATATCAACCCTTCGTGCACAACTGGTGGAAGCCAATCGTGAAGGAGACCATGAGCTGATTGCTGGGATTCAAGAGAAGCTAATGGACCTTAAGCTTGAGTTGAAGAACAAACCCGTTGCTCCTGTTATCGACCCTACTAAGCCTGACTCCAAGCAACCTAAAATGTCTGCGGAGGACCAAGCTATCTGGGATGGATGGGTAGCTGACAATGCTTGGTACAAAGACCCTGTATACGCTGCCGCTGCAACTGCTATTGGTTCTGTTGTTATCACCGAAGCTATTGCCCAAGGTGATGATGCACCAAAAGGCAGAAAATTGCTTGACGAAATAACGAAACGCATGGATAATAAATTTAACTTGTCCAAGCGAGGTCGTAGCGATAAAGTGGGTGGAGGAGAACACACAAATAGCTCTGGCGGCAGTGTTAGCAGTGATGTAGGTTATGCCAAACTTCCTGCCGATGCCAAAGCCATGTGTGAGGCCCAAGCTAAAAAGTTCGTCGGTCCTGGCAAGCGGTATGAAAAGTTGTCTGACTGGCAAAAGCGTTTCGCTCAACAATACTTCGCGGATTAAATATCATGGCAAAAAGTAATGTCTCAAACGAACAAGGAACACTTGAAGAATCCCCTAGCTTCAAGCGTATCCCAATGACTTCCCCAACACGGAAGTTGGAAGTCCCTGAAATGCCTGGATTTAAGATGTACTGGTTCAGGGGTGAACCTGGGCGCTTGCAACGTGCCTTGCGTGCTGGGTATGAGTTTGTAAAGCCAGAGGAGGTTGATGTATTCTCCCATGACCTCGCTGGGAACCTTGACCTACCAGGTCATGCTGACATGGGGGATAGAGTTAGTGTTGCCGCACAAGACGGAGCTGATGACAACGGCCAGTTCTTGCGTTTGTATCTCATGAAGATTAAGCTTGAATGGTGGACTAAAGACCAAGAACAGTATGAAGCAGAAAAGATCGACCCGATTGTGAAGAGCTTGAACGCTGGCAACATTGGTGTAGGTGAAGCTCCTGGTGAAATGCCTGGCGATGCAGACCAGCGGTATCAGAAAAAACACTCTATCCCTGAAATGTTTAAACGCAAACCGGACAGTAAAATCGTCCGAACTTAACCTGGAGGATTTATGGCTAACTTGAATGCTCCGAGTGGATTGTCGTTCTATCAGTACGGTAGAGCTAATGACATGAACGCAGCTTGTCATGTCTACTACATTCCATCTACGGATACAAACGCCTATGCAATTGGAGACCCAGTTAAATCACTGACTGGAGCTGCGAGTGCAAATGGTATTCCATCTGTAACACTTGCAAGTGCAGGGGCATCCAACCTGCTTCGTGGAGTTGTAATGTCCGCTGGTGGTGCGCTGGGTTCCAACGCTCCTATCAATGTCTTCGGTGCTGGCATGTATGACCCTAATGCACTTGGCACAGTTGTTATTCCAGCTTCTAAAACACAAGGTTACTTTGTTACTGTTGCTGATGACCCTGATATGTATTGGGAAGTTCAAAGCTTCTCTGGCTCTGGGTCAACGCCGTTCACAGCAGCTGACATTGGTAAGAATGCGAACCTGAAAGTTGGTACAAACAATGGCTATATCTCAGGCTGGACTATTGATGATACAGCTGTATCCTCCACATCTTCCACATATCAGTTGAAGCTGCTCTGGTTGAAACAATCTAAGGATAATGCAATTGGCTCTTATGCCAGATACATTGTCCAGATAAATCAACACGAACTGAACAGCCCATCTGCTGGTGTATAACTTAGGAGAATAGAAAATGGCAATCGGTGGAGTAACAAACACTGGTACACATCCTAAGCTACTCTGGCCTGGTGTGTACGAAACTTGGGGTCAGATCTATGATGAACACGCTAAAGAGTATGAAATGCTCTGGAATGTTCATGATTCTGACAAAGCCTACGAACAGCTGGTTCAAGTAACTGGTTATGGCCTTGCACAGGTCAAACCTGAAGGAACTGCTGGTAGTTATGATTCCGAAGTACAAGGCGTCATTTCTACCATTCAGCACATCCCTTACTCCTTGGGCTGGATTGTAACTTATGAAGAGCTGCGCGATAATCAGTATGAAATCGTGGCAACTCGTCGGGCAGAAGCCAATGCCTTTAGTGTGAACCAAACACTGGAGAACATCGGTGTCTTCCCGTACAACAACGCTTTTGCCTCAACGTACTTCGCAACTGCTGATGGGCAGCCGCTGTGTAGCACTGCACACGTTCAAGCAACTGGTGGTACTTTCTCCAATGCTCTGTCACCTGCTGCTGACCTCAGCGAAGCTTCCATTGAAGACCTGACCATCCAGATTATGGGTGCTACCACTGACCGTGGGATGCTATTTAGTTTGATTCCTGAATCCCTCCATGTACCTCGTCAGGAGTGGTTCAACGCTAATCGCATTTTGAAGTCTGTGTTGCAGTCTAACACTGCTAACAATAACATCAACGTGCTGAAGGCTACCAACGCTTTCCCGAAAGGGATTCTGCTGAATCACTACTTCACTTCCGCTCACGCATGGTTCATCAGGACGAACTGCCCAGCTGGGATGTACTTCTTCTGGCGTGATAAGCCTGACCTGCAAAGGGATAATGACTTTGACACTAAAAATGCCAAGGCTCTTACCTACTTCCGTTGCTCAGTCGGTGTAGGTGACCCACGTGCTCTGTATGGCAGCAATGGTCCTTAAGTAATTGCTGTGACTCCCTTATGTTCCAATTTGGTTCATAAGGGAGGGCTCCAAGGCCCTATCAAGGGATTTACTACTGTATGCTGGGAAGACCAGCCCTTATAAGGAGATTCAAATGCCTGGAAATAATCCGATAGGCTCGCCAACAAACTATCCTCAAGGCTTTGCAAATGGCCTGAGTGTTCGTGGTGTGCCTTTGCTTCAAGCTCAGCCAGGAGTTGTATTCTGGCTCAACAACAGCAACAACCCATTGCTTTCAAACCAGCATGGTGGGAGTGATAGTAACAGAGGAACATACCTTGACCCATTTGCTACACTGAACCATGCCATCGCATCTTGTCAGCCTGGCCGTGGCGACATAATTATGGTAGGTTCAGGGCACTACGAAACTGTGTCCAGTGCAACGGCTACGGCATTACAAGTATCTGGTGTGGCTATTGTAGGCCTTGGTGCTGGCCCTTTTCGCCCAACATTCAGCTTTGATACTGCAACTACATCAACCATTGTTGTAGGTGGTGCTGGCATCAGTATTCAGAACTGCCTGTTCGTTGGTAACTTCCTGAGTATTGCTTCCGCATTTACAGGAACTGCAGTTAGCTTCACTGGTGTAGTTGCAAACAATGTGCTGACTGCAAGTGCTGTAACTGGCACTATCAACATCGGTAATACTATTGCTGGTACAGGTGTTGAGCTTGGCTCAGTGATTGTTAGCCAGCTTTCTGGTACTACTGGTGGCGCTGGCCAGTATGTTGTATCAGGTAATGCAACAGTTGCATCTGTGGCAATGACAATCAGCAATACTGACTTTGCTATTGACAACTGTGAGTTCCGAGACAATAGCAGTGTGTTGGGTTTCCTGACATTGTACACCACATCTGCAACAGCCAATAGCTCGGATGGCTTCTGTATGACGCGCACAAGCTGGTGGAGTCAAAGCACTGTATCCGTAACGTGTGCGTTGATAACAACTGTCAACCATGACAGATGGAATCTGTCTGACAACGTGATGGTCTCACCCATTACTGCTGTTACACAAGGGCCTATCCTACTGGCGGCTGGGGCAGCAAGCTTGACTAACTTTACGATGGCCCGTAATCACTTGACTCGTCCGAACACCAGTACTTCATTGCCAACTGCAGTTAGCTCTTCTGGCACTTCCTGGACTGGACATTGCTATGACAACTATATCGGTACTGGTCTGAGTGGTTCAACAGGTATCTGGATTTCCACTGGAACGAAACTGAGCTTCACTAACAACTACAGCATGATTACTCGGGCTGCCGATAAGTCCGCCCTCATCAACCCTGCAGCCGTTTAATCACTTTGAAAGGAAACTAAAATGTCTCAAGGTCAACCGAATGCTAACTTGCCAATTACTAATAGCTCTAAAGTTGTTAGCATCTTTCCTGGCGACTATGGTGCGTGTGATGAGGGTTCATTCTTCACCGCTAACCTGGCTGCAACAGCTTCTACAGCTGTAGCTACCACAACGCAAGCACTGGGTAAAACTAACCCAACGCTTTCTATTACCAACACTTCCACTGTCGGTGGCGCTAACAGCTATAACATTTACTTGCGTTATGTTAAGCTGTTGATGACTGCTGTTACAACTGGTGCTACCACTGCTCAGCACGTTGGGACGCTGGATAGCTTGAACCCTAAGCTCTCCACTCTTGGTACGCTGCTCAACACTCCTACCAACACCAATAGTAACTCTCCCACCCTGTCCAAGGCTGTTCTGTATGGCGGTGTGAACATTGCAAGTGCTGACTCAGCCAATGCTCGTACTATCCACACTGGCACAATCACAAACTCCATCCCTATCGTTCTGGATACGTGGACATTTGCGTATGGTGAGCCAGCAACTACCTACAACCTTATCGGAACAATGTCTTTGGTCAAGGCTATTGTAGTGCCTGTTCCGCCAGTCATCATTGCCCCTGGTTGGACGTATACCTTGGGCACATGGGGAGCTTCGTGGGCAGCAAGTGCTCCTACATACTCCATTGATGTAGGTTGGATTGAGCGGCCTCAAGGACAATAAGGAGCTGTTATGGCAAACTCAATTGACTATCAAGTCACTGAGGAAGGCCCTAGGAATGCCATTATCAAACTGACAGGAATCTTGGACACGAGTGATGTGTCTGAGATTCCAGCAGTTCCATTGTCGATGTTTGTAAACAATGATAAGCGCATGAACTTGGTAGGTCTCCGAGTTGATTTGATTGAGTGGTCTATCAGTGCAGGTCTTGAAGTTAATCTTGCCTGGAATGGCGCTACTCCGCAGCAAATTTTTCCCCTGGCTGGCCGAGGCAGAATTAACTCAACTAACTATGGTGGATTCATTCCTAACATGATTCGTGCTGGATATACAGGTGATATTAACCTGACCACAGATAACTATGTTAATGGAACTGCTGCAAACTTTTCCATTGTGCTGGAGTTGATAAAGCTTTACACAGTTTAAGGAGGTATCATGTCTCTGCTATCGCCTCAACTTCTTTCACTAACAAGTGTAACTACACTTGCAGCTGCAACCACAACTGCAAGTTTTGTTTCCTTACCTGGTGGGGGCTCTACAGTTCGGTTAGTTAATGCTGGCCCTGATAGTTGCTTTGTCAGTGCTGTAGTGTCTGAAGCTGGAACAGCCACATCCCTACCAACTGCTACATCCCCCCAACAAGGTATGCTGGTGCTGCCTGGTACAGATACAGCATTTAGTGTACCTGATAGGACGTACCGTTTCCTGAGTGTTATATGTCCTAGTAGTTCCTGTACCTTGTATGTATCCGCTGGGGAGGGACAATAATGTTAAGGGGTGTTGCAAGTATCCTTTCTGGTGGTAACTTTGTTTTATCACGAAGCAATGTTCCTGCCGGTCTTTGTTCTTCATGCACTATTGGAAACAACGGTGCATTGAGTGTTATGACGCTACCAGCTGCATTTGTAAGTGGTGTTGGGGTATATATGTATTTCCCCCAAGGTCAGCTTAACACCGGAGCTGGCCAAGGCTATGCAGCTGGATTTTACTGGGTAGCTTTATCTAGCAACACCGCTGGTACAGCTTACAACATCACTTACACACCTTCAAGCAATATAGACCCTGCAGCTCCAACAGCTGCTCAGTTAGCTGCTGGTGCAATGACTTCGACAGGTGTAGGTGCTTATGCAGGTGATACAACTGATACTGTAATAGCTAGGTCAGTAATGCTGCCGGGGAACACCCTTGGGCTAAATGGCATGGTGGAGATTATGCCGTTGTTTGCTACGCCCAATAACTCTGATTCCAAGACCACCGCTGTTACATTTGGCGGTACGTCAGTGTATAGCTACAACTCCAATGGTTCTACGTACTCCAGTCAACCAAACATCATAGTTCGAAATGCCAATAGCTTATCTGCCCAATGGGCTGGGAATAGTGCTGCTGGAGCTGGCTTTGGTACATCAGGTGTAGCTATGGTGATGCCAGCCATCAATACAGCTAACGCTGTAAACATTAACACAGCACTGAAGCTTGGTACAGCCTCAGATTACCTGTTCCTTGTTGGTCAACTGGTTAGGGTAACTCCATGACCTTCCCAACGCAGTTCAACACTCCAATTCGCTGCATCACCTATGCCATGCGTGATGCAGGGTTGTTGGCTGAGGGTGATGACCCTAATGGTGACCAGATAGCTGAGTATAGCCAAAGGTTGAATGACGTTGTCAACTATCTGGGCACACAGGGATTGAAGTTGTGGACTTGCAGTGACGTGTCCATTCCCCTGGTGGCTGGTACAAACTTGTACACATTAGGGCCTCTGGGAACTATTGTCATGACTAAGCCCTTGCGAGCTCTGCAAGGTTATTACAATGACCTCACGAGTCCTTCCAACCCTGTTCGTCGGCCAATCTATCCAATCAGCTGGCAAGAGTGGTTATCACTCAGCAATGTAACCACGCAGGGTTCCATCAGTTCTTACTTCGTAGACAAACAACAAAGCACGTTGAATGTTTACTTCTGGAACACCCCCGACAGTGTGACCGCTGCCAATGGAACGTGCCACTTGTTGCTTGAAGGTCAGTTGACAAACTTCACTGGTATCATAGATACAATGACATTCCCTCAGGAATGGTTCATAGCCTTAAGGTGGTGCTTGGCAGATGAAATATCTTCCAACCAACCACAATCTATTCAGGCACGTTGTCAGCAACGGGCTGAGATGTACAGAAGGGCTCTTGAAGACTGGGATGTGGAAGATGCTAGCACTATGTTTATTGTTGACCCTAGAATGGGTGGAAGTAGGTTTAAATAATGGCTCAGGGACAAGGTGGTGCAGAGCATAAACGAATTCCTCTGGTTGTCATGCCAGAGAATCGTGACTTCACTACATCCAAAGATGCTCGATTGGTTAACTGCTACATGGAAAGTGGGAGCCAAAAAGGTGAGCTACATATTTACAAAAGGCCTGGGGTTACACGAGAACTGGAATTGAGTGAAGGGGTTTATAGCACACTGCAACCTCCTGGTGGGGCTGCAACAGCGCTGGGTGCTTACAACTGGCTTGGGGATATTTATAGTGTTTATAGCTCTGGTGGGGTGGGGACACTTTATAAGAATGCAAGCAGCGTTGGAACTGTAAGTGCAACAGGTGGTCAATATAGCTTTAGCCAATCACTGGCAAGTTCTGGCTCATTCATCGGAACGACTACAGGGCCGCAGATTGTGCTACAGTGTACTAATGCCTTGTATAGCTATGACGGTACAACCCTGATAACCGCAGCTACATCTGGCGCAGTAGTTACTGATGGCAGTCTGGTTATTGGTGCTTGGTATCAAGTGGCAACTGTTGGCACATCCACCTTTCCAGGCAACAACACAGTTGGGACAATCTTCAAAGCAACAACAAATAGTTATGGTGGCAATGGTACTGTGGCGTTAAGCAACTGCCCCACCACTATGGTTCCAGGGTTGGCGTACCTAGACCAAACAACTTACGTGCTTGACCCCAGTGCTGGGATATGGGGGAGCTATTATAACTGCCCACAGTTTATTGTTGGCGGTCAAGGAGGTTCACTTGGGAGTAACTTCCTAACTGCCCAAATTGAACCTGACCCAGGTGTTGCCATAGCTAAGCAACTTGTATATGTTATTGTGTTTAAGCAGTGGTCAACAGAAGTATTTTACGATGCTGGCAATGCCTCAGGCTCTCCATTAGGTGCTGTCCAAGGTGCAAAAGTAAATTACGGCTGTATCGCTGCATCAAGCATCCAAGACATTGATGGAACACTATTGTGGCTCGGCTCAAACAGGAACTCCAATACTCAAGTATTGATGCTGGAGAATGTATCAGCGCAGGTTGTTTCAACAAATGCTATAGACAAGCTGATTGATAACTTCGATGCAGATGACACTATTTACTCTTTGAGCTTCAAAGAAGGTGGTCACAAGTTCTACTTGATTACTGATGTGCAAGCTAACCTAACTCTTGTCTATGATATAACAGAAAAGATCTGGTGCCAATGGACAGATGTGAATGGTAACTACTTACCATTTGTCTCCACAACATACGATAACGAGGGTGACAGGGTGTGGCAGCATGCTACAGATGGTTACTTCTATGCGGTGAGCTCTGCTAACTGGAATGACCAAGGGTCAATCATCACCAGTGATATTTACACCCCTAACTATGATGGTGGAGTTAACTCTCGCAAAGTCATGGGCATTATGTACTTCACAGCTGACCGTGTGGTGGGGAGCACACTGCAAGTTAGGCATAGTGATGATGACTATGTAACATGGTCAAGGTTCCGTAACGTGAACCTTGGTTCTAAAAGGCCCTACCTTGATAAGTGTGGAACATTCTATCGTAGGGCTTTTCACTTACGCCACGCTTGCAATACACCATTTAGAATTTCCGCCATTGAACCTGTTATGGATGTAGGAACATGACAGCACTGAAGTTTGAACCGCCACCTACTTATGCCGACCCTGTAATTACGGACGAGACTAAAAAGGTTGGTGAACCAGGGTATTCTAAATTCAACCCTATTTGGTTGAAGTGGTTCTTGGACTTCACGCAGTTTGCTAACAACTTCAATAGTGGTACAAGTTCCAGTTCTATTGTCCACAATCAAACGAGTGGGTTACAGGGGGGAGTGGTAGGAACTCCAGGTGAGTTCTATCACTTGTCCAACAATCAGCATAACATCGCAGCACTGTTGTATCCAGTGGGTGCTA